CCGGGCTCCACGGCTAACTGGGTGCTGGCAGACAACACCGTGGCCACAGTGACCGCGCAAGAGCTGCAAGAGGCTCTAGCGCTGGCCAGCGCCGAGCAGGACCGCCTCTGGCTCGCATGACCGCATAACCAAGCGAAACACACCACAACCCGCCTAGTGCGGGTTTTTTATTGCCCAAAAACCCGTACTGAGGAACACACATGGCCATTCTTTCCCAAGGCTCGCAGGTCTACATGCTGGCCGAGAGCGCAACTCCCGGCACCTTCGAGGTCGTCGCAATCGCCTGCGCTACTGCTTTCAACCCGGGCGGCGCTCCGGCGGACCAGATCGAGACCACCTGTCTCGAGGAAAACGACCGCTCGTATATGCCGGGTCTGCGCACTCCGGGGCAGGCGTCGCTCACCATCAACTTCGATCCGAGCGAACCGAGCCACGTCCGCATGTTCGAGCTGAGCCAGATGAACCCTGCGCCGACTCTGAAATGGGCGCTGGGCTGGTCGGACGGCACCGCGGCACCGACCGTTGCTGTCGGCGGTGATGACTTCGAGCTGCCCGCAACCCGCACCTGGTTCACCTTCGAGGGTTACCTGTCTGACGTGCCGTTCGACTTCGCACAGAACAGCGTCGTTTCCAGCGCCGTGACCATTCAGCGCTCCGGTGGAGCCGCACTGATTCCGAAGGCATAACCATGCAACTGAGCATTGACTCCCTAAAGCAAGTGGGCGCCTTCACCGGCGCCCCGGTCGAGCGAGAAGTGAAGTGGAAGCAGGGCTCGCAAGAGTTCACCGCTACCGTGTTCGTTCGCCCGCTTTCCTACCGTTCCGCCGTCTCTGACCTGATGGCGGCCGGCCAGAAGGGTGTCCGATGCGCCCTGAGGCTCGTACTCGCCGTATTGGCGCCAAGTCTGAAAAGCCGAACATCATTAACGGCGTCGAATGGTACGGACTTCGTGCAAAGCTACAGGCGCCTACCAGCTATGAAGGCGTCACGGTCATGGCTGTCCGCGTCAAGGGTGGCAAGCGTTTGGCAGCCCAATCCGAACAGATGCTATCGGCCGAGGTGACGCGCGTTCTGCCTGTGCGGAACGGCGATGGAGCCTGGGATGTTGAAACGCCTACTCGCGACATCGTGCCATTCATCGCCCACGTAGCTCGTACCATCGGCTACAGCGACGACGATCTCGACTTCGAGGAGTTGGACCGGCTCGGCGCGATATGGGCGGCGCGTGGCGACAAGTTCGATATGGTTTATGAGTCGTCGACGACCGTTAAGCAGATCATCGGGCATGCCCTAAAGGCCGGCTTTGCTGATCTGACCATTGAGCGTGGGCGCTTGTCTGCTGCTCGTGATGAACCGCGGGACACGCCGGAACAGACGTTCAAGACGGGCATGTATACGCCGCAAAACATGGTCGAAGCGCTCGAGCGCGATTTTTCGGCAGCCGGTCTAGATGACTTCGATGGCGTGGACGTCGAATACATCGATTCTCGCACGTGGGCGGTCGAGACGGTCGAGTGTCGTCTGCCTGGCGACATTGGACGCAAGGTCGACAAGATCACTGCGGAAGGCGTAACCGATCGCACGCGGGCATGGCGCCTCGGTATGCGTCAGCGAATGGCCCACAAGTACCGTCGCTGGTTGTACCGCTGGAGTACGGAAATGGACGCTCTCAACTCGGGGTTCATGTCGTTCTGTCATGTCGCAGACGGCGTGCCTGGCTACGGCCAGAGCGCGCTGATGCTGAGCTACGACAACGGCATCATCGAGTCGTCAGAGCCGTTCGACTGGTCGGCCGGTGGCGCGCATGTGGTCGGTATTCGCCGGCCTGATGGAACGCTGTCTGGGCCGTATGCGGCAACACGCATTGACGACTATCGCCTGTCCATCAGTGGTCTGGACTTTGAGCCAGACACTAGCTGGTCGATCGAGCCGCCGCATCTGCTGTTCGGCCCGGTCAACCGCTGGAGCTATCCGGCGCTCATCACGTCAATCAGTCCGAGCGGGACTGACGGCGCAAGCGTGGAAGCGGTCAACTACGCGCCCGAAGTCTACGCCTACGACGACGCCACACCACCCGCCTAACAACTAGTCAACACCACACACCGGACACGGCCCGCAAGGACGCCGTGCGATTTCGTTCGCCTGGAGTAAATTAAATGCCCTACAACACCGGCAACATTGTGCCGAGCAAGGACGCCCGCGATTTTATGGACAACGTCCAGAATCTGGATTTGGCCCTGAACTCGGCTTTGCCCTCGTGGACAGATCGGCTTAACGCCCAGCGCAAGAGCTGGTCGGGCCTGGAAGCTGAGTTTTTTTCCTGGCTGGCCGCCTCCGGCTTCGAGCTTCCGGCCCTGCAGTACACCGGCACCGGCACGCTCGTTGTTGCGCGTCCGACTCAGCTGATTTACCGGACCGGGCTGCCTGACATTTACTACAGCGTCAAGCCGTCCGAGACGTTCCCGATCACGCTTACAGGCACATGGGCGACCGACGTAAACCGGCTTGTCCTGCGCTCCGACAGCACGCTGCGCCAGGATCTCTCGGACACAAGCGACCCCGCAAATGGCGCTGCGATCATCGGCCGCGCCGGACAGGTAGTTTCCAGCATTGCCGCGCTGCGCCTGCTCTCGAAAGCCTCAGCATCAAAGAACGCATTCGTCACCGGCTACGCTACAGCGGGCGACGGCGGCGGCGGCGCTTACTATCTCGATGCGGCTGACACGACCAGCGCCGACAACGGCGGGTCTGTCATTGTTGCTGCGGACGGTGGCCGCTGGAAGCTGATCAGCACCGACGGGCATCTGACGCCGGAACAGTTCGGCGCCGTCGGCAACGGGGTCACAAACGACCGCGACGCAATTCAGGCTGCTCTCGACGCGCTGCCGGCCAGCGGCGGAACCGTCCTGCTGCGCAAGCGGTACGTCGTCGATACCGACATCACGCTGCCCGTCAATGCACGGCTTTGCGGCACCTGGTCCCCGTTCGGCGCGCATCCGTGGCCAGGCGTTGCCGTCGGCACGGAGGTGCACAGCTTCACGTGCACGATCCTGCTCAACTCCGCAGCATCGATCAACATGTCGGCCGGCTCGCAGCTGGAAAAGCTGTCGATCCTGCGTAAAGGCATGACGGTGGCCGAGCCGAGTTCGGCGCTGTTCGCGGGCACGGCAATCAAGGCCATCGGGACCGCGCCGCTGCAAATGAACGGCATCCGGATCTCGCACTGCCAAGTCATCGGCTTCGCTCAGCTCGCCTACTTTGAGCAGACGCCGCGGATGGAAATCGAGTATGTCTCGGGCGACAACATTTCCGGATTCCGCTTCGGCACCTGCTACGACGTTGTCCGCGTCAAAAACTGCCACATGTGGCCGTTCAGTTCGGACGGCGTTCGCCCGGCGCTGTCGAACTACAACCGCGCCGGCAGCGCGTACTATTTCGCGACGCGAAACGACATTATGCAGCTTGAGGGTCTGTTCTCCTACGGCTACTACCGCGGCATCCACTTCGGCGACAACATCGGCACCGCTACCGTAGTCAACTGCCACGCCGACGGCACCGCGTCGCTTGCAAACTCGATCGGGTTTCTGATCGAAGGTGACTGCGCTTACACGTCTTTCGTGGGCTGCTCGAGCTATTCCAACGATCACGGCTACTGGCAGACGGCCAATGCCGCGGACAACATCACGTACTCTAACTGCCGCGCGATCGGCAATCTGACGCAGGGCTGGCACGTCGAGCAGGGCACTGCCTGTCTGGTCAACTGCCTCATGGCCGTGTCCAACAAGGGCATCACGATTCAAAACGCCGCAGCCAGCGCCGACATCAACAACTGCGTGTTCAGCAACAACGCGCTGGTCAACATTGAGGCGTCCCTGGGCGCCCGCGTGCGCGAGTCTGGCAACAAGTTCGACGGCACTTCGTCCGTCGGCGGCTGGTCCGCTGTCACCGTCGCATCGGCTGACCCCATGATCCTGCCGCAGACCGGCAACCTGTTCCGGATCTCCGGCACTTCCGGGTTCGGCACCCTGGGCAATGGCTGGGAAGGGCGGCAGGTAACGCTCGTGTTCCAGGGCGTTCTGACCGTAGTAGGCGGCGGCAACATGCAGCTGACGGGCGGCAGCTTCACGACAAAGGCCGGCAGCACGCTGACTCTGGTGCACACTGGGGCGGACGGCAAGTGGTTTGAGGTCTGCCGGTCGGCCAACTGATGCAATTCAGCCCCGCTTCGTGCGGGGCTTTCATTTGGAGAACCAGATGCACATATCGCAAAAGGGGCTTGACCTGATCAAGTCCTTCGAGGGGCTGCGCCTGTCTGCCTATCGCTGTCCAGCCGATGTTTTTATATGACGCTTTCCGTCACGTATCTTGTAAATACAAGACGTAGAAACCCCAAACCAATCAGATATCTGGGAAACCATAAACCCGTTTTCTACTAGAACAAAAATCGCGTGCGCTTGGGCGTTAGTAATTTTTGCGCCGGGCGCTAGCTCTCCTCTTAGATCAACTAGACCAGTTGCCCATTGCCTCTTTGTGTTCTCGGAAAGAGTTACCCATTCAAGATTGTCTGCGCGGTTGTTCTTTTTGTTCCCATCCAAATGATTTATTGATGCGCCGTCAAAGTAGCCATCAACAAAAGCCATACCGACAAGCCTGTGGACGCAGAATTTGCGGCGCTTCCCTTGAACCATCAAAGCAACTTCTAGGTATCCGCTTTTTGTTGTGGACGGAGACAATGTTTTTCCTGGGCGCTTTTGTACGAACTCGCCTTGGATCTTGCCGTTCTTCATTCTTCCGTGCACTACGGATAGCCTATCGAGAGAACGAACATTGCCGAAGTTAGACACTTCAAGCGGGTAGTCAATGTCTTTGCATAGTTTCCAGATTTCAACATCCATCAGTTCATTCCTATGACTGACCAGTAATGGTGGTAAGAATACATGAAGGATATACATAAAACAAGTAACGCCGGTCTTGACTTAATAAAGAGGTTCGAAGGATTCAGCGCCAAGGCTTATCCAGACCCAGCTCACGGATGGAAGGTCCCAACCATCGGTTACGGCACAACGTCCGGCGTGAAGATGGGCGACACCATCACGAAAGAGCGCGCCGAGGAGCTGCTGCGCGAGGACGTGAAGCGGTTCGAGGGTTATGTCGATCGGCTGGTCAAGGTGCCGCTGACTCAGGGCCAATACGACGCCTTGGTCTCCTTCGTTTATAACCTCGGGCCTGGCGCGCTTGAGCGATCCACGCTGCTCGACCAGCTGAACCGGGGCGATTACGACAGCGCAGCGGAGCAGTTTGGGCGCTGGGTCTTTGCTGGCGGCAAGACGCTGGCCGGGTTAGTTCGGCGCCGCGCTGCTGAGCGTGCATTGTTTGAGGGTGCGTGATGCTGAATCTCATCCCATCGCAGTACAAGCTGATCGCTCTGGCTGCCGCTTTTGCGGTTGCCTTTGGCGCCGGAATGGTGGTGCGGGGCTGGTGGGCGGCGGCGATCATTTCTGACCTAAATGCAGAACATGCGGCCTATCGAGAGGCCATCAGCCGCGAACATGCGCAAAAGCTGGTGGTGCTGGCCGGTGAGCAAAAAGCCCTTCAACAGCGCCTGGCAACCCTAGACCAACAACGATACGGAGAGCTGCGCCATGCACAGCAAGAAATTGAGCGGCTGTCTGCTGCTGTGGCTGATGGCACTCGCCGGCTGTCAGTCCGCGCCAGTTGTCCAGCCGCAGCAGGTAGCGTGTCCGCCTCCACCGGCGCCGGCCGCCTGGATGATGGAGGCCAGCGAGCCGACATTCACGAAGAGGATGCTCGACGTATTGTCGCCATCACCGGAGACGCCGACGCCTGCGCCGTGAAACTGACCGCGCTGCAGGAATGGGCCATGGAAGTAACGAAGGGGAATTGAGATTGCCCGGACTGGCTGAGAGGGCGCGAAACGCTGTCTAATACTAGGTCAGCGTCCCGCGAATTTACTGGCCTGCAAAGGCGCTATGTTGCGGTTGAGTTTTAGACAGCGCATCGCCGAATGCGCGATTCTGCGCGGCCTCTGGCCTGATTCTTACCCTACTGTTGCATCATCGGGGTATGGGCGCAGAGGTCGGCGTTGGGCTTGGTCATCGGTTTGCGTGCGGTTCGTTGAGTGGCGGGGAAGGCTGCTCGGATAACGTTCGGTCGAGCCGTCCGGGGCGGCAGGTTCCCGCGGGAAAGCCGGCAAGGTTAACACGGGCTGAGCGGCTCGACAGATGACGACGTGGGCCAGTTCTTGGTCAGGTGTCATCTGTCGGGCGACGCGCAGAACGCGTTGACAAGCGAACCGGTGCTGTTGGTAACTCTGGCCTGTCGACAGGTTGCCGGTGCGCCTTGTGCCTCCTGTACGCCGGGCCTGCGACCTCGATCGCGCAGTTGTGCAGGCCTCGGTGCCTGTCGCGGTAGCTTGCCTGATTGTCGCTCATGCTTCGCCGCCCGGTGGATTGCAGCCCCGGCCGTCCCACTCTGGCGAATGCCTGTCTACCCCCTCGCGTCAGTTCTTCCTGCAGTGATGCTGGCGACCTTCCTGGTCAAGTGAGCAGCAGACATGTCTCGACTACTCGGACTCGACGCCCTGCGCGGCGTTGCGGCGTTGTGCGTCGCCTATTCTCATCTGATCGCAAAAATGAAGCGTGACGGCCAATTCGATGGACTTACCAGCGATCTGTTTCTTGTCAGCAAAACGGTGCTGGATGTCGGCAAGATCAGCGTGCTGGTGCTGTTCGCCCTGAGTGGCTATTTCGTCGTCGCGGCGTTGTACAAGAGTCGCCATCGCTACGAACGGCCTGTCGCGGCGTTCGTCTATCAGCGCTTCTTCAGGCTGTTTCCCCTGTACTGGCTCTCACTGCTGCTCGGCGTGATGTTTCCCTGGGACGATCCGGCACGGGTATTCAGTCCGGCTGTCATCGCCGTCAACGCGACGATGCTGCAAGGCTTCGTATTCGTCGAAAACGTGATCGGTCTGTACTGGACGCTGCAGATAGAACTGACCTTCTATGTGCTGTGCATCGTCATGTTCGCGCTGCGCCTGGGCGGTTCGGCCAAGCGCGATCTGCTGTTTCTGCTGGCCCAGTACGGCTTCACCCTGCTGCTCGCGTTCCTGCGCTACAAGCTGGAAATGAAGCTGCCGGTGGCCTTGCCTCTGATGTTGAGCGTGTGTTTCCTCGGTGCGCTGTGGAAAGCCACGGATAATGGTCGCGCGGCCGATACCGGGCATTACGCACGCATCGCGGTCGGTTTGTTCTACCTGTTTCTGCTGCCGATCTGCGTGCTGGCCTACTCGCGCGATACCGGTCTCGGCGAAACCTGGTATCGCTACTTCATCAGCTACGCGGTGGGTATTGCGGTCTTCATTACCGCGACACGCATCAGCGGCAAGGGGCTGAGCTGGATCGCACCGTTAGGCGGGATTGGCTATATCGTCTTCCTGTCCCATCCGTCGGTATTCGCGATCGCCGAGCGGCTGGGCTTCGGTGCCGGCGCGCTGGCCATTCCCGGTCCTTTCTATATCGCAGCGATGCTGCTGCTGGTGACGCTGTTCGGCTTCTTCGTCAAGCGAACCCTTGCCGATCCCATCCAGCGCTATGGTGATGCGGTGGTAAGCCGTCGCGGACGGCGTATCGGCGAGCCTGCCGTCCTGCCGGTTCGCCAGGACGCCTGATCGCCGAGGCGCATCTCGACCATTGGCAACGCGGATGGGCTGAACTCGGTCGCCCGCTGGTGTAGGGTATCGGCCACTTTCCTTTGGCCGGAGCCCTG